GAAATACCCGCTTGTGCGCTCGCTGGTCGAGGGTATCGGGATAGCATTCAAGTTCCTCGGGCAAGTCGCTAGCGACACTTGGAACGCAATAATTATCGGCTTCAAGCAGATGGTCAATTTCATCACAACCGGTATCAAGCAAATTGCAGCCGGGGTGTCCACGGTGGCAAGCTTCTTTGGCATCGGCACCGATGAGGCCCCAGCAGCCGACCAAGACAAACCACCGCGCCCAAGCGGCAGTGGCCAGGATGCAAGCGACGTTCCGCAGTTGCCTGAGCCTGTAGGGGCTGCGCGCCCAAGCGGCAGCGGCCAGGATGCAAGCGACGTTCCGCAGTTGCCTGAGCGCGCGGTAGAGCAGCGGCTGCCGCAGTTGCCTGATGCGGTCGCTGCGCCCCGTCAGCGGCTCGCTGCGAATGAGGGTATGGCACTCGGCAAGCAACAGATGGCCGCTGCAGCATCAAGCCCTTTGAACGCGACGACAAGCAACGCGATCAGCAACAGCAATACCAACAGCCGGGTTGAAAACAACTTGAGCGTTGGCGAGATAAACGTGAACGCCCCGCAAGCCACCAATGCCGAAGGTATCGCGCAGGCATCAAGCGGGGCGTTTGAGAAACAGTTGAAGGCCATGCAAGAAAGCTCAGCAAACGGGAGGGCTCGTTAATGGCGTCGACTGATACCCGCGTAAACTCGCTGAGCCAGGATGCAATAGCAGTCCTTGACGCCGATACACTCAACCCTATTTTCCAGCTCGCCAGCCCGATGCAAGTTACCGTGCGCGAGATATCCAAGATCCTCAGCTTTACGGCTGAGGACGGCAGCGAGAAGTCAGACCACATTGTCTACTTACCTGTTGAGGTTGATATCCCGTTCCTACTCACGGAGGACATGCGCAACGTCTATGCCGCGTTCAAGCAGGCGTGGAAAACGCAAAAGAGCTTGGTGGTACAGACTCGCGTTGACACCTATAGCGGTATGCTCATTTACGAGATGCCGCACGACGAGAACGCCGAGCAGGGCGCAAGCACTGTCGTGCAGGTCAAGATGCGGGTGTTTGACACGATCAAACCTGAGTTCGGCTCGCTGCCGCCTGCAAAGGTCGCAAACAAATCACAGGCCAGCACTGTGAAAAAGGGCCAGGTGCAGACCACTGAGAGCACAACTCAAACGAAACGCAAAGCGTCTGTTCTGGCAGGGGTGTTTAAATAATGCGGAACATAAGCCTTGACGCCACACCCAACCAAGAGTTGTCGGTAACGCTGGGCGGCAACCGATGGGATATAACAATCAAAGAAACCAACGGGGTGATGTGTTGCACCCTGGTGCTCAATGACGTTGAAATTCTTTCAGGTCAACGAATTGTCGCCGGCTCGCCACTGATTCCATACCGACATTTGCAGGGGTCCGGCAATTTCTGGATACTGACCGAAGGCGACGAACTTCCTTACTACACAGAGTTTGGCGTGTCGCAGCAGCTTGTGTATATGAGTGTTGCTGAATTTGCAGCTGCTGAGAAGCCCGCCAACGTCTGGCCTGACACCTATACAACGTATTTGCTGCTCACCGAAGACGGTTTTATTTTGACCACAGAAGACGGCCTAGGCCTGCTGACGGAGTAATGAACATGGCAACAAACCTGCCAACTAAAAAAGGCTCTGCACTTCCTTTGGGCACTATAGCCGATCAATTTTTTGGGCTTGAAGGCGGGGTTACAAAAAGATTCCCCGGCACTGCGGGCGCACTCAGTTATGACGGAGGAACAGTCCAGGACGTACTGGACTACGCCAAGCCATTGTCGGGTTATACGGCATTGCGCGCTTACACAGGGCGGGCAAAGTCGATTCGCCTTACCAATGTCGGGACTGATGGTTGGTTTCTTCCGTCCGCGAATCAATCGGATCCTGACGACGGGATTGTTACCATCGCCGATGCCACCGGCCAAAAATGGCGCCGGGTGTTTTCGGGTCGGGTCAACGTCAAGTGGGCTGGCGCCAAGGGCGACGCCAGCACTGACGATTCGGTATCCGTACAGATTGCATTGACCTATGTGGCGCTCAACAAAAACACGTTGTACTGGCCTGCTGGCCGCTATGTAATTCTCAGCACGCAGACCGCTACTGCCGCCAATGACGGAAATTTCAACTTTGAAGGTGATGGAGTCGGCACGACGGTAATTGAGCTGAACACCGGAGGTAATGGGTTTGAGCTGACCCTGCCTGGCAACTATTGGCTGTTCGGCGCAGGCGGCAGCAATGGCTTTCGGTCTGCAAACATTACCTACTCGACAACAAACCTAAATGTTGGGATTGGCTTTCTCCTTACAGGTAACTCTGTGGAAGGCAGGCCAGGTCCCATGACTCAGTTTGAAAACTGTGAATGGCGCGGCAAGAATGGTTTTAGCCAGTTCTGGGCTACTGGCGTAAAGACCATCGACTTAGGCGATATGTGGTTCAGCTCGGTGCGGTGCATGATTGGTGGCCCCACCAATACCGTCAGCACCTTCCTTGAAGTAACCGGCACAGCGCAGGCCAATAGCCCTGTGTGCATTCACATTACAGACCCGCAGATTTACTTTGGGGGCACGCAAATCAAGATTGGTGACTACGTGGAAGGCGTGTATATCACGCAACCACACATGGTTGCTGGCCAGATTGGTTTGAAATGGAACCCTGTTGGTGCCGAAAGTGGATTGCACCTATTTGGTGGTCATATCAGTGCGTACCAGTACAATCTTGAGCTTGATAAAGTTTTTGACGTGAACTGGAGCGGCACGCTGATCTACCGTGCAGGTAGCCTGCCTAATTGGCGCGGGGCGTATCTCAAGAACGTCTCACGCATTAACACCGGGCATGGCATGGTGTTTAAAGGCAATTTTGTAAATGACGAAGAAACCGGTATTTACATCGAGTCATCCACTAATGATGAAAAATACGGGACCATGCTGGCCGGCATCACTTTTCATCAAATGGGCAGCCGGGCTATCTGGCTTGGCGCAAACGCCAACTATGTACAAGTCGGAAGGAACATGTATCGCCAGTGTGCGCTGCGCGTTCTAAACCAGTCGGTGAACAACAACATCGAGTTCGTACCGGCTACCTTCTCTCGCACGGTTAACGTCACTCTGGTAGGAGGTGCGGCGACCGAGACGTACGATTTGACGCTACCGACCGGGCTTTATCGGGCGAAGCCAATTGGTTATGGAATCGGCAGTGGCGCAAACGATCTATTGGTGTTCCCCGACTTTGATTCGGCCAGTACAACAGCGACCAATATGCGCTTCGTAATTCGTAAGCGTGACGGAACAAATCTATCGGCGGGAACCTTTCGAGTGAACCTATTCACCGAAGAGAACTATGCCAGCGGGTCGTTCTGATGGCAGCAGTTGACTTGAGGCGCGTCCGCGTGGGGATTGAGGTAAGCGGGCGCATAAATTGGTACGAGGGCTTGAAGGTGAAAGCCACGGGCACCAAGTACGCCAACCCCGAGCAGAACGATTGCACCGTGACCATCACCAACTTGAAACGCCAAACCCGTGACTTTTTGGTGACCGAGGCAAGTCCGTTCAACAGCAACCCGACACCCAAGCGGCTGATTCTGGAAGTCGGCAGGGTGTCCACGGGGTTGACGCGCATTTTTGTTGGTGACATCACATCTGCGGAGCCGAGCACGCCGCCAGATATTGAGCTGACGATAACGGCCAAGACATCAAACGCGAGCAAAGGTAAGCTCGTGGCCAGGTCTGGTGGGGCGCAAAGCAAGCTCAGCGCCATTTCAAAATCAGTTGCTGATGACCTGGGGTTGATGCTGGACTTCCAGGCACAGGATAAAAACATCGGAAATTACACGCACAGCGGACCCGAGCTAAAGCAGGTTGAGTTGCTGCAGCAAGCTGGGGGTGTGAGCGCATACGTTGATGACAATAAGCTGGTTGTAAAAGATGCGCATATGCCGCTCACTGGTCGCATTCGCATCCTGAATAAAAACAGCGGGATGGTCGGCATTCCAAAGCCTACAGAGAAGGGGCTAAAGGTCACTTTTCTCATTGATGCAGACACGGTGCTTGGCGGTGCGCTGAGGCTGCAGTCACAGATGAACCCTGCTGCTAACGGTGACTATGTGATAACACAGCTTGCGTTTGACGTATCAACCCACGACTCACCATTTTGGTACACCGCATTGGCGACCCGCGCATGACCGACATTTTAAAGCCCAACAGCCAACAGGCGAACGCCGGCAACATGGGTGGCATTACCAACGACTTCTTGGCCAACTGGCTACGCAATGAGGTTGACGGCATGGTGCCAGCCCGCGTGGTCAGCTACGACGACACCACCAACCGCGCAAAGCTTCACCCAATCGTCATGATGGGCGGCACGGACGGCAGCAAGACACCCCGCGCAGATGTCGATAATATCCCGGTGTACCGCTTCGGTGGCGGTGGGATGTTTATGCGCTTTCCGCTCAAGGTTGGCGACCTGGGATGGCTTGCTGCCAATGACAACGATATCAGTTTGATCATGCAGGGTGGGGGCATTGAGGATTGGCCGAACACCGAGCGCCAATGCAAATTCAGCGATGC